GATCCTGCTCGGCGTGAAGCAGTCCGACCTCGAGCGCGTCACGGGGATCAAGCCATGACCTCCGGCACCCCGCAGATGGTGGGCAGCATCCACCGGCGCACGGCCACGCAACTGGCCGAGGCGGCGATCGAGGCCATCGCACAGCTCACGCCCAAGCGTGGCTGCACGGCCAATACCGCGTTCGAGGTCGGGCTCGACCTCGCCGGCCGGATCATGGTCGACCGGCTGGGCTGCACGCCCAAGCGCGAGTGGCTGATGACCTGCACCCGCAAGAGCGACCCGGACGCGCTGGCCGATGAGATCCGGGCCGAGGTGGCCGAGCGGGATCCCAAGCCGGTCAAGCGTCGAGTCGTGCGGCGCGCGCGGGCTGAGATGGGGAGGGCGGCGTGATGGATAGGGTGATGCGAGACCTGCGCGAGATGATGCGCGACCTGTGGTGGGCGCCGCTGTTCTGGCCGCTTTGGATCTTTTGCGATTCGGCCCACTGGGTCTATGGCTGGCACTGGTCAGGCCGGGTGGTCCTGTTCGCGGCCGCAACGCCCCTTGTGATGGGGCTCACATTCGCCATGGTCCCGGTTCAGGCTGTGATGTTCGCCGGGATTCTCACTGCGGCCGTAGTAACACTGCCAGTTGCCGCCGCACGGGCTCTGTACGCGCGCAAGGGGAGCGCACAACCATGACCGACACCCACAACCACGGCGAGCGGCCGCGCTTCGAGGAGCGCATGGCGCGCCTGTGCGGCGAGAGCACCTATCGGATGCCCGTCGCCGGCCGCAGCACGCAGGACAAGCCCATCCCGGCCGCGCACATGATCTCGGCCGCGCTGGCGTTCGCCCGCCTCGGGCCGCAGGACATCGGGCCGGACGTGGCCTACGACCTCGTCACCGAGCGCACGGGGCACGCAGCGCGCGTGTGCCGCATCTTGGCCGAGGCCATGGGGCATGACCGGGCGCGGGCTGTGCGGCGCAACCGCGGCTGGCTGGCGTGCGCCTGCTGGGCGTCGTACACGTGGGCGGTGCACGGCGGGCCGTTCCCGATGGCGCTGCGTCCCAGCGAGGTCACGCAGGACGACTGGCTGGTGCTGGTCGAGGCCGGGCGCCGTATCCTGTGGGCCGAGGCCGAGCAGGCGATGGACCGGGCCGAGCGGGCGATGGCGCGGAGGGCGGCGTGATGCTGGCGAGCGAAGTGATAGCGCTGTTGCAGCGCACGATGGAGGAGCACGGCGACCTGCCGGCGACGGTCGAGTGTGATTACGGCTGCCGGTCGGGCGAGGTGGGGCAAGCCAAGGTCTACGGGAAGGCCGAGCACGGCAACCAAGAGATACTCCTCCTCGAGAGCTAGGCTTGACTCGCCCGCGCGGGGGTGCGTCAATGAACCCCATTGTGGACTTCTGCGCCTCGCCCTGACCGGCGGGGCGTTTGCGTTTCTGGGGTGGCCGTTGCGAGAGCGCGGCCCGGCGCCAAGCGCCTTGTCACACCCCACCTCTACGCCGGCTCGCGGCCCTGACCCCGCGCACGCTACCCCTCGACGGGTAGGTCGGCACCTACTGGCCCAAGGCCGCTGCCCAAGGGGCGAACCGTGAACGATCGAGACATGCTGGCGCGGCTTTTGGCTGCGGCGGACGCGATGCGTGCCGCGCAAAAAAGCTACCTCACCGCGCCGAAAGGCGAGCGAGATGAGTCGAAGGGCCGAGTCGTCGGCGCGGCTGCCGAAGTGCTCGACGCAGAAATGGAGGCGGCGAAAGCTCATCTCGCCGGCTCCGCATGACCCTTCCGACCGATCCTGCGGCCCGCAAGGCGCTGCCGCTGTGCACGGGTGTGCTCGACTACTTCCCCGACGCGCTCGCCGAAGTGGCCGCCTGCTCCAAGGCGGGCAACGACCAGCACAATCCGGGCGAGCCGCTGTACTGGGCGCGCGCCAAGTCCGGCGACGAGGCCGATGCGCTGGTCCGGCACCTGATGCAGCGCGGCACCCTCGACAGCGACGGGATCCGGCATTCGGCCAAGGTCGCATGGCGCGCGCTGGCGCTGCTGCAGCGTGAGCTTGAGGCCGATGGCGCGCCGCTGGCGCGCGGGGCGCGGGAGGGTAAGGGTAAGGGCGACGGCGCGGATTGCGGTTACACCTACACCCGTAGCTACCCTTTCGGGTTCGTCCCCGGCGACGTGCACCAGACCTTCGTGCTCAACCCCATCTCGCAGGCGGACGAGGAATGAAGTGCCCGAAGTGCGGCAGCGCCGACACGTTCCGCCGCGGCGGGATGCGCGGGGGCTGCAAGGCGTGCCGACGGACGTTCAACTGGATGGGCGAGGAGGCCGCGCAAGCGGTCGAGCTTGCCCGATCGGGCTACGCGCCCGAGCACGACATGACGCACACCGCGGCCCCTGGCTTCGCGGTCAAGGGCACGTCGACGCTGTACCGCGACGACGGCACGGTCGCCCAACAGTGGGTCAAGACCACGGCCGACGCGGAGATGCGGCTAGCGGCCATGGTGACGGCGTGCGAATCCCTCGCCGCCGACTTGCCGCAGTTGCCGCCCCGGCGCGCGTCGGGCGCATGGCGCACGGACCTGCTGACGGTGTACCCGATCGGCGATCCGCACATCGGCATGTACGCATGGGGCGATGAGACGGGCGAGGACTGGGATCTCGGCATCGCCGAGCGCGTGCACTGCGGCGCGATGGCCGAGCTGGTGCACGCGGCGCCGGCCACCGAGCAGGCGATCGTGCTGAATCTCGGCGACCTGTTCCACTACGACGGCTTGGCCGCGGTCACGCCGCGCTCGGGCCACAACCTTGACGCGGACGGGCGCTACGCCAAGATGATCGACGTCGGGATCAAGATCCTGCGCCAGTGCATCGAGTCGGCGCTGACCAAGCACAAGGCCGTGCACGTGATGAGCCTGCCCGGCAACCACGACGAGAGCAGCGCGCTGTTCCTGTCGGTCGCCCTGCGGCACATCTACGAGCGCGAGCCGCGCGTGACCATCGAGGCCTCGCCGGCGCTGTTCCAGTATTTCCGCTGGGGGCGCGTGCTGCTGGGCGCGCACCACGGCCACACGGCGAAGGCGGACAAGCTGCCGGGGATCATGGCAACCGATCGGGCCAAGGACTGGGGCGAGACGCTGCACCGGCACTGGCTGACCGGGCACATCCACCACGAATCGAAGAAGGAGCTCGCCGGCTGCACGGTCGAGAGCTTCAACACCCTGGCCGGCAAGGACGCATATGCCACCAATGGCGGCTGGCGCTCGGGCCGTTCGATGCAGGCCGTGATCTACCACCGCGAGCACGGCGAGGTCGCGCGCTCCAAGGTGCACGCCGCGATGTTCGCCGAAGCCGCATGACATGCCACGCCCCAATGCCGAGCTGGTCCGCCTGCTCGAATCGATGCTCGAAACAGCCCGTAGCGGCGAGTTGCGCGAGCTGTTCGGAGTCGTGCGCTACGACAACGGCGAGTTCGACGCCGGGTACATCACATCCGACCTCGGCGACCTGCTGCTGCAGGTCCGCACCGAGGTGATCCGCGCGCAGATCGACACTGCGCAAGAACAGTCGGAGGCGCAAGCCGATGGCACGAAACATTGACAGGGGACATTCGATGTTGCGAAGCGAATCGGCCGACGTGCTCAAGGCGTCGCCGCCAGCCGCATACCTGCTGGGATGGGCTGCGGGCATCGATTGGGGGACCGTCGCGTCCGTGCTGGCGTGCATTTACACCGTGTTCCTGATCGTCGACAAGGTCTGGACGCTGCTGCAGCGGTTCAGGGCGCGCAAGGCGTGAGGCGCGTCCTGCTCGCTGGCGCGCTCGCCGCGTCCGCTGCCGTCGCCGCGTTCGTAGTGCCGTGGGAAGGCAACGAGCTGGCGCCCTACCGCGACATCGTCGGCGTCTGGACGGTGTGCGCCGGCGTGACCGGCCCGGCCGCCAAGCCCGGGCGCACGTACAGCGAGGCCGAGTGCAACCGGTTGAACACCGACGCGGTCGCCGCCCACCTGCGCGGCGTGGCCGTGTGCATCCATCGCCCGCTGACCGAGAACGAGTGGGTCGCGGTCGGATCCTGGGCCTACAACGTTGGCGTGCCGCGTGCTTGAGACAGCACGCTGGTGCGCCAGATCAACGCAGGCGCCGCGCCCGAGGTGTGGTGCCGGCAACTGCTGCGCTGGGACTACGCGAACGGCCGGAAGGTGCGCGGGCTGACCCGGCGCCGCCAGGCCGAATACCAGATGTGCATCGGCGGCTGAGCCGCCCTCAACGAGGAACACCCCATGATCAACTTCTTCGCCGGCGCCGCTGCGGCCGCCGCGCTTTACACCTTCTTCCCGAAGCTCGCCGTCAAGCCCAGCGAGTGGCTGCGCGCCGCGTACGCGTGGGTCAAGAGCATGACGGCGGGCTCGTGAAGCTCACCACCTGGCAGAAGTGCGCGCTCGGGGCCGTCGCCTTGGGCGCCGTGCTGGTCGTGCGCGGCTATGTCGCCGGCGCTGACTGGCTCGCCATGGTCGCGCGCCTGTTCGCGGGCGCGTTCGCGGCGTGATCGCCCAGCTCTACAAGTACCTCGCCGCACTGTTCGCCGTGCTGGCGGTCGCGGCGGTGGTCTGGTGCCTGTTTCTCAAGGCATCTGCCAGTGGTGATCGGCTTCGTGCCGCTACCGCCGAGGCACGAGCGGATGACCTGGCGCTCCAGGTCTCGGACCTGAAGCAAGCCCGCGCGCGCGACGCGCTGGCTCAGGCCGGGACCGACACGGCGCGCGCCAGCGGCGAGGACCGCGCCACCGCAATCACCGAGCGCACTGCGCGCATCGAGGTCCAATACCGTGACCGCATCGTCGAGGTTCCTGCTGTGTGTCCTGCTCCTGACGCTGAGCTCCTGCGCGAGCTTGCGGAAGGAAGCGCCCGCGTACATGCCGCCGAGGGTCGACTGCGCGGCCTACGACGCCCCGCGGGTGACGCCGCCGACTGAGCCGGCGCTCACCGACAAGAACGTGCTGCTCTGGCAGCTCTACGCATGGGGCTGGCAAGCCTATGCCGAGAGCGTGGTCGGGCAGCGATACGACACCGCGCTGTGCCTCGAGGGGCTGCGGCGGCAGGGCGTCATCGGCAAATGATCGACGCGCTGCTCTACGGCCTGCGGCTGTGGTGGGCGCGCCACAAGGGAGGCCGCGAGGCGGCAAAGCAACATGGCAAAGAGCAGCACGACATTCCAGGCCGGCAAGTCCGGCAACCCCGGCGGGCGTAGTCCCAGAGTGGGACCTAACGGGGAGAGCCTGACCGAGTTGGCACGCAGCAAGACGCTGGAAATGTTCAACGTCCTGTGCGAGTTGACCGGCGTACAGCATGAGCCCGAGATCCGGTACAAGGCGGCCACCGCCGTGCTTGACCGTGGCTGGGGCAAGCCGAAGGAGTCGGTCGATCTCGAAGCGAAGGTCGAGGGCGCGGGCGTGCCCGTGATCCAGATCGTGCGATATGCCGAAGCAGATCGCGCTGACTGACCCGCAATACGACTTCGTCGCCGCCGAGGAGCAATTCCCCGCAATGGTGGCGGGGTTCGGGTCGGGCAAGACGCACGCCGCGGTCGTGCGGGCGCTGGCCAAGAAAACCCAGTATCCGAAGCAGAACGTCGGCTACTACCTGCCGACCTACGACCTCGTGACCACGATCGGATTCCCGCGCTTTGCGGAGTCGCTCGAGGAGTGGGGGCTGCCGTACAAGTTCAACAAGAACGACAAGATGATCCACGTGGAGAACGCGGGGTCGATCATCTTCCGCACCATGGACAACCCCGAGCGGATCATCGGCTACGAGGTCGCCGATTCGCTGGTCGACGAACTCGACACGCTGCCGATGGAGAAGGCGCGCGACGCCTGGAACAAGATTATCTCCCGCAACCGGCAGAAAAAGCCCGATGGCTCGCTGAACACGGTCGGGGTTGCGACCACGCCCGAGGGGTTCCGGTTCGTCTACGACAGGTGGCAGCGCAACCCGGCGCCCGGCTACCGGATCATCAAGGCGTCGACGATGTCGAACGCCCGCAATCTGCCAGACGGCTACATCCAGTCCCTGCGCGACAGTTACCCGTCGAACCTGCTGGCGGCCTATCTCGACGGCGAGTTCGTCAACCTCGTGGCTGGCTCTGTTTACCCGGAGTTCGATCGCGGCGACAACGCGACCGAGGAGACGATCCAGCCGGGCGAGGCGCTGCACGTCGGCATGGACTTCAACGTCGGCAAGATGACCGCGGTCATCCACGTGCTGCGGGGCGACGACCCGCACGCGGTGATGGAATACACCGGCGTCCTCGACACCCCGGCGATGTCGGCCTTGATTGCGTCGCGGCACGAGGGTCACGCGATCTACGTCTATCCCGACGCCAGCGGCCAGAGCCGCAAGAGCAACAACGCCAGCGAGTCGGACATCGCCATCTTGAAGAAGGCGCGGTTCGTTGTGCGAGTCAACCCGGCCAACCCGCGTGTCAAGGATCGCGTGTTGTCGGTGAATGCCATGATCCACAAGGACGGCGCAAGGCGCTATCGCGTGAATCCGCAGATGTGCCCGCAGCTGGTCGAGAGCCTGGAGAAGCAGGCCTATGACAAGCACGGCGAGCCCGACAAAGACGGCGGGCTCGACCACGCCGTAGACGCCGCGGGCTACTTCATCGCTTACCGATACCCGATCAAACACCGCATTGCGCTGGTGCAACCCTTGAGACTCTGAAATGACCCTAGCCGTCAACGCACCCAACGAGGCGATCGACGCGCTGCGCAAGCAGTGGGCGGTCCTCGAAGCCCTGCAGGGCGGCACGCCGGCCATGCGGCAGAAGAAGGCATTGCTCCCGCAGTGGCCGGCGGAGGAGGGTGGCGCCTACCTCGCGCGCCTGAGCACTGCGACCCTGTTCCCGGCCTACCGTCGCACGGTCGGCGTGATGTCGGGCAAGCCGTTCGCCAAGGCGCTCGCCGCCGAGGGTGTGCCGCAACCGTGGCTCGACGATGCGGACCTGCAAGGCGTGTCCCTGCACAGCTTCTGCGCGGAGATGTTCGAGGAGACGTTCTACGGCCTGGCCGGGATTCTCGTCGACTACCCGCGCGTCGAGCCCGGCCGCGCCCCGCGCACGGTCGCGCAGGTCGAGCGCACCGGCGCGCGGCCTTACCTCGTGCGCGTGCGCCACGACCAGATCCTCGGCTGGAAGACTGCGGTCGTGGGCGGCCGGATGCAGCTGTCGCAGCTGCGCCTGACCGAGACGGTCGAGGTCGACGACGGCGAGTACGGCACCAAGCCCATCGAGCAGGTGCGCGTGCTGCGCCCCGGCAGTTGGGAACTGTGGCGGCAGAGCGACGGCAACAACAAGGCATGGATCCTCTACGACGCGGGCACAACCACGCTCAAGGTGGTCCCGTTCGTGCCGCTGTACGGCCGGCGCCGCGCCTACATGATCGGCGACCCGCCTCTGCTCGATCTGGCCTACCTCAACGTGAAGCACTGGCAGAGCCAGTCCGACCAGGACACGATCCTGCACGCTGCGCGCGTGCCGATCCTGTCGATCGCCGGCATGGACGAGACGCCCGAGCTGATCGTCGGCGGTTCCATGGCGGTCAACCTCGGCAACAACCCCGACGCCAAGCTGGTATGGGTCGAGCACTCCGGCGCCGCGATCGGTGCGGGCGAGGAAAGCCTGCGCGCGCTCGAGGAGCAGATGATCCAGACCGGCGCCGAGCTGCTGGTGAAGAAGCCGGGCGACCGAAGTGCGACCGAGTCGAGCAACGACGCCGAGGCGAACAAGTCCGACC